TTATATCAGAAATATTAAAGAAGAACTCGGTGATTTAATTCACGAAACTATTTAAGGAGGAAGTATGAGTGATAACATCAAAATAGAATTTACTAAAAAATCTTTTGCAGTTTTAGTTTTAGAAAATGTTTTTGTTGATTTTAATAAGCCAACAGCAGGAGATGTTTTATATGAAGATGTCAGTATTGATAGGTCTTTAAATGTTGAACTAACTTTAAACGAACAGAACACTTTAAAACTAATTCAAAATTTGAATAACATAATAACTTATGTTAGTTTGGGCTATCAAAATTATTTTACTAAAAAAATGACTGAATTAAAAAACAAATTAATAACATTAAGTGAGGTCGCATGACAGAACTAATTAATTTTCTACTCGGTCTTTTGTTATTCTTTATTCTAGCTCTGCTAGTCTGGGAATCAACTAAGATGGTCGATGAAAAAATCAAATGGAGGAAATGATGGATTTATTTTTAAAACTATATGCTGATATACTTGATGAGATGTCTGAGAGTAAACCAGAGGAAGAAGTGTGCGAGTACTGCGATGACTATGTCAAGAACTGTACTGGCTATAAATGTTGGGAAAGATGAAGACCAGAAGAATTGATATGTTCTTTATGAGGCGATACGATGAGTATTGTAGTAACAAAGTTGTGTTCAATGAACTCGACAATCGCAAGACTTACCATGAATATGTCGAAGAAAACAAAAACTTCTTGGTTAAAGAGTACATACATTATAGGAGAAGTAACCGATGAATATCTTTTATTTTTATGATTGTCCTAAGCTCTCAGCTAAGGCTCAACCAGATAAGATGCTTGTCAAGATGCCACTTGAAACTGCTCAGATGTTGTGCACAGCTCATCGTATTTTAGATGGCGATGAGTATGCTGACTTGATGGGTCTGTACAAGAAAGCTTACGAGAATCATCCGTGTACTATCTGGGCTCGAGAAGCTACTGCCAACTATGCTTGGCTCTATGCTCACTTCGATGCTCTCAACGAAGAATATAACTTTAGGTATGGTCGAGACCATGCTTCATATACTAAACTTGCTGAGGCTTTATCACGAGTACCGATGAACATGCCACAAGCAGAACAAACACCAATCCGTTTGGCTATGCCAGACCAATACAAATCTGATGACCCGATAGAGTCATACAGAAACTATTGTATCCATGAAAAGCATTATGCTAAGTGGGAGAAAGGTAGAGACAAACCAGAGTGGTGGAATTTATTAGGAGTAGTATGAAACAATCAATTATTTTGAATGCAGATTCTTTTAGAACATTTGATAATTATGTTATGAGAAATCAAGGTCGTTTATCTTGGACTTATGAAGTCGAAAGAATCCACGATAGATACAAAGTAACATTATTAAATGAGAAGTCAGTCTCCCTTTATCAACTGATGAGGAAGATTGAACACAAGTCTTGACATAGGTTTGTCAGGGTCTATAATATTATATGCAATGATGCCAAACAAACGGAGTTAATTATGGCAATACAAGAAGGAATAGCCTACTGGGCTAGCGTAACCACTCCCAATACTAAGTTTGAACCTGTTTATACAGTTGACTTAGTGGTGAGTGAAGATGTCGCCAGTGATTTTGAAGCTAGAGGATATAAGGTTAAAGAGATATCCAATGGTGACGAGGTCATCGGAAGAGCAATAACTTTCAAGAGAAAGGTGAATGGGCCAAATGGTATGGTTCGTCAAGCACCTAAACTCTTGGATGCAAATAAGAATCCAATAGATGAGCTTGTTGGTAATGGGTCTAAAGTAAAAGTCCAATACAGCGAGTGGGAAACATCTAACAAGTACGGAGACTTTAAAGGTTTGGATTTCCAAGCTATGCAAGTTATTGACTTAGTTCAATATAAATCTAGTGATGGTTCAGAGTTTGATGCCATCGAAGGAGGAGAAGAGTTCTAATGATTATTAGTATCAGAAACGAAGAAGGTGAAGTCACAAACTTCGATGTCAATGCTATTGGTGATGAACAGAAAAGAAACGAAGCCAATGTTATGGTGAATAAGGTTGGTAATCTTTCTGTTGTTATCGAAGCTTTGGATTTCGCTAGTCGTACACACAGAGCAAACTTAGAAGAGCTTTTAAAAGGCTGTCCTGAGTCGCAAGTGGAAGAGAATGCTGATGAGTCTGTCGAAGATTCAGAAGATTCCTAACACTATAAATTTAATTTTATTAGTTGCAGGGTGTCTTCGGATGCCCTGTTTTTTTTAAGAGGTCAAGATGGAAAAAGATTTAAAATTTACAAAACTTCACTTACCATGCCCTGAATGTGGTAGTAGTGATGCTTTATCAGTCAACGAGAATGGTTCAGCTAAATGTTTTAGTTGTAACAAATTCTTTCCAAAAGGTGTTGAGGGCGATGCTGTTGCACCTAAAGTCACACAAGATAGTGTTAGAGAAGTCAATGCTCATGGTGGTGTCTTTGCTAAACTAACAGACCGAAGTATTTCGAGAGAAACTGCTGAGAAGTATGGAGTTAAAACAGTTTACGATAGTGCTGGTGCGATTGCTCAGCATGTCTATCCCTTGTACATCAACAATGAATTAGCTTCAAACAAGATACGCTATGTCAGAGACAAGAAGTTCAGCTACGATGTCAATCCTCAAGGAGTTGGACTCTTTGGTCAACAATTATTCAAGGAAGGTGGGAAGTATTTGACGATTACTGAGGGAGAATGCGATGCGATGGCAGCTTATGAGTTACTAGGTAGCAAGTGGGCTGTCGTTTCTATTATCAGAGGTGCTCAAGGTGCAGTCAAAGATATTAAAGATAACTTAGAGTACATTGAAAGCTTTGATAATATTGTCATTTGCTTTGATAAAGATAAGCAAGGCATTGAAGCTTCAAAGAAAGTTGCTAGTCTACTTAAACCCGGCAAGGCTAAGATAGTTACACTACCAAATGGTTACAAGGATGCTAATGATATGCTTATTAAAGGTAAGTACAAAGAGTTTACTTCGGCTTGGTGGGATGCCAAACTCTTTACTCCTAGTGGTATCATTAGAGTATCTGAGAAGAAGACTCAATTCTTAGACAGACCTAAGAAGGAAAGTATTCCTTATCCTTGGGAAGGTCTCAACAAGAAACTCTATGGTATGCGACAAGGTGAGTTAGTCACACTGACAGGCGGGACAGGTCTTGGTAAGTCTAGTATCACCAGAGAGCTAGAACATTGGTTAGTCAAACAAACAGAAGATAATGTTGGTATCATAGCCTTGGAAGAAGATTGGCGAAGAACAGTCGATGGTATCTTAAGTATTGAAGCCAATGCTAGATTGTATGTTGACCAAGAACGAGATAAGTTTGATGAGTCAACTCTGATGGATATGTTTGATAAAGTCTTTGAGGATGATAGAGTATTCATTCATGCTCACTTTGGTACCAATGAGATTGATGATATCTTTGCTAAACTAAGATACTTAATCATAGGGTGTGATTGTAAGTGGGTAGTTGTTGACCACCTCCACATGCTTGTTAGTGCTCTAGGTGAAGGTGATGAACGCAGAGCCATTGATAATATTATGACAAGACTTAGAAGCTTAGTCGAAGAGACTGGTGCTGGTGTCATTCTGGTATCACATCTCAGAAGAGTAGATGGTAACAAAGGCCATGAGAATGGAATTGAAGTATCATTATCTCACTTAAGAGGGTCTAATAGTATTGGACAGCTTAGTGATTGTGTGATAGCATTAGAGAGAAACCAACAGTCTGACGATGCCGATGAGGCTCGTACAACTAGACTAAGAATACTTAAGTCTAGATATACTGGGGATGTAGGTATGGCAACTGCTTTAATGTATGACAAAGAAACAGGAAGATTGTCTGAGAGTTTTGATACTGAGTTTGAAGTATCAGAAACTCAAACTAACATGGCATTTTAATGGAATTAGTTTTTGACATAGAAACAGATGGTCTTTTGTGGCCAACTGAATTTAAGAATAAAGAAGGAGATACTATCTCTCTGCCTTCAGCTTCTCAGATTTGGTGTATTGTTGCTATTGATGAAACTGATACTGTCCATACCTTCGACCCCTTTCAAATTGACGAGGGCATTGAGTTTTTAAAATCAGCTGATACTTTAGTTGGGCATAACATTATCGGCTTTGATATCCCTGCTATTAAGAGGATTAAGAATGTGGACTTACATTCACATACTAAAATCATCGACACCTTGACCCTTTCAAGATTGCTACATCCTACTAGAGAGGGTGGACACAGTCTTGAAAAGTGGGGATGGAAACTCAACTGCCCTAAGTCAGACCAACCAGTCTTCACAGAATACAGTAAAGAGATGATGGATTATTGTATTCAAGATGTTAGACTAAACAAGAAAGTTTTAGAGAAACTAAGGAAAGATAGTGTTGGTTTCTCCAAAGATTCAGTCGAATTAGAACATGTTACAACTAAGATTTTAACAGAACAAGAATTAAATGGTTTTTTGTTTGACGAGAGGAGAGCTATAGATTTACTTAGTTCTTTGAACAAACGCAAGAAAGAAGTTGAAGATGAGGTTCATGCAACTTTTAAACCTAAGTGGATACCTATCAAAGAGGTAACACCTAAGTTAAAAAAAGATGGTACCTTATCTAAATCTGGACTTACCTCCGTTGAGTATCAGGAACGAGTAGCGACAAATGACACTACACCTTTCATGCGAAAAGAGCTACGGGAATTTAATCTTGGCTCTCGTCAACAAATAGGAGAGTACCTTATAGACTTTGGTTGGCAACCTAAAAGATTTACACCAACTGGTCAACCGATTGTGGATGAAGGGACACTCAGTAAAATTTCACACATCAAAGAAGCTCAGCTCATTGCTGAGTATCTACTTATACAAAAACGAGTCGGACAAATTGAGTCTTGGATTGATGCCTTGAAAGATGACAATCGTGTTCATGGTGCTGTTATGTCAACTGGTGCTATCACTGGTCGTATGGCACATAGAAATCCAAACATGGCTCAAGTACCTGCAGTCTATAGTCCTTATGGTAAAGAGTGTAGGTCTTGTTGGACTGTACCTGAAGGCTATAAATTAGTGGGCATAGATGCTTCAGGTTTAGAACTTAGAATGTTAGCTCACTACATGTCAGATGAGGAGTACATCAATGAAATTATCAACGGAGACATTCACACAACTAATCAACAGTTTGCTGGCCTTGAATCACGAGATGAGGCTAAAACATTCATCTATGCACTTATATACGGAGCAGGAGATGAAAAAATTGGAAGCATCATTAGCGGAAATAGAGCAGATGGTAAGAGGTTGCGAGAACAGTTTCTTGCTAGTTTACCAGCACTTAAATCTCTTAAGACTAGAGTTGAAAGAGCAGCTCAAAAAGGATTCCTTAAAGGGCTAGATGGTCGTAAGATATTCTTAAGACATCAACATGCAGCCCTCAATACTCTACTACAAGGTGGAGGAGCAATAGTAATGAAAAAAGCTTTGAACATATTGCATGATAGGCTTAAAAGCTGTACTATTGATTTTAAGTTCGTTGCTAACATTCACGATGAATGGCAGATAGAAGCCAGAGAATGTCAAGCAAATCGGGTGGGACAATTAGCTGTCCGCAGTATTCAAGATGCCGGAGAATACTACAAGATGCGTTGTCCTCTCGATGGTCAATTTAAAGTCGGAGGTAACTGGAGTGAAACCCACTAAAGATAACCGAAAGAAGTTTGATATAGACTTAGAGTTTGGAACCATAAGAGAAGATAAAGTTGCAGAGATGCTCTGTAACAAAAAGATTGAAGTCAAATCTGAACGAGGTATGTGGATGAAGACAGGCAACATAGCGATTGAATATCAAAGCTATGGTAAACCATCTGGTATTGAAGCAACAGAATCAGACTATTGGTTTCATCATCTTTGTGTAGGCGATAAAGAGTACTGTACTTTAGTCTTTCACACCGATGTACTAAAAACTATAGTCAAAGAATTAGATACATTTAAAACCGTATCAGGTGGCGACCACAATGCAAGTAGAATGTATCTAGTTAATCTACAAAAGTTGTTCTCATCTGATGTAATAAAAGCTTTTAAGGAGCTAGAAGATGAACAAGAAAAATAAAACATTAGACACACTAGTAGATGATATCTACGATACTATCGGAGTTCTTTCTGATGGTAAACCAATTAAAATCTCAAAAAAATTATTAGAAGAGTTAGGAGTTGACATAGCTGCTGCTGTTTCTGAGTGGGCTACTCCTGTCCAAAGAAATAAAGCAACCACGCAGACTTTACGCATGTCTAATATTGGTAAGCCTGAAAGACAGTTATGGTTTGATATGCATGAAGACAAAGATGCTAACTCTGAATTACATCCAACTACTTTAATTAAGTTTCTTTATGGTCACATCTTAGAAGTCTTGCTAATCTTCTTTGTTAAATTAGCAGGCCACAAAGTAACTGCTGAACAAAAGCAAGTCTCAGTCAAGGGCATCAAAGGCCACATGGATTGTAAGATTGATGGTGAAGTAGTAGATATCAAGACTGCTTCTGGTTATGCTTTCAGAAAGTTTAAAGAAGGCACACTAGCAGAGCAAGATAACTTTGGCTACATGGCTCAGCTTGCTGGTTATGAACATGCTGAGAAGACATCTGAAGGAGGCTTCCTTGCTTTCAACAAAGAAACAGGAGAATTAGCCCTCTTTAAACCTCAAGACCTTGACAAACCCAATATAACTTCTAAAATAGATAGAGTAAAAAAAATAATCAAGTCGGATTCTCCACCTGATTATTGCTTTGATGAAGTACCGGAAGGTAAATCTGGCAACATGAAGTTACCTCGAGAGTGTACTTTTTGTCCTTATAAATTTAAATGCCGAGCTAACTCCAATGATGGAGAGGGTCTTCGTGTCTTTAATTATGCCAAAGGACCTGTCTATTTTACTAAAGTAGTAAAAGAACCTAATGTAGAGGAGGTATTATGAGAGGTACTAAAGCTAAAAGATTAAGAAGACAAAGTGAGCTATTGCTTATTGAATGGTTGCAGACTATGGTTCCAGAAGGAGAGGATGCAACTAAGATAACACTAAAGAACTTACAGGACTTTTTACCAGAGCAAACTCACATCTATGCTAACAATAGATTAATGTTGAGTGCTTATTCATTGCGATGGTTTTATAAACAAGTAAAGAATAATCCTAATATAACACTAGAAGAAATAATGTCATGTCAATAAAATATAAGTTTAACGAAGATAAAATTTTACGAGAAATAAAAAATTATGTTGATTCTACTTACGACCAACACTACTCACAAGGTAAGTATCAAGCAACAGATATGATTATTGATGCTGGTCATGGTGAAAGTTTTAGTATTGGTAACATTATGAAGTATGCTATGCGATGTGGTAAGAAAGACGAGAAGAAAAAAGAGCTGATGAAAATAGTACACTATGCCATCATAGCTTTATACATAGAGGAGAATAATGGAAGATAAGGTTGGCCCAAAAGAATACTTAGGTATTAAGATTAATTATGACAATGAAAAACTTTTAGATAAGTTTAGTCTCGACACTTTAAGAGACAGATATTTTACTGGAGAAGAAACACATGCACAAGAAGCATTCGCAAGAGCCTCCGTCTTCGGAGCCACCTTCAAGGGTGTTACTGATTTTGAACTTGCTCAAAGACTGTACAACTACAGTTCCCTATGTTGGTTCATGTTTAGCACTCCTATACTTAGTAACGGGGGAACCAAACGTGGGCTTCCTATTAGTTGTTTCCTCAATTATGTACCTGATAGCAGAGCTGGTCTCTCATCTCATTATGATGAAAACATTTGGCTGGCGAGTTCAGGTGGAGGCATTGGTGGATATTGGGGAGATGTTAGGAGCAACGGTGTTTCTACTGCTCACGGTAGTAAGTCTACTGGTTCAATCCCCTTTATGCATGTCGTAGACTCTCAGATGTTAGCCTTCAATCAAGGTGTTACTAGACGAGGAAGCTATGCAGCTTACATGGATATTAGCCATCCAGAGATTGAAGAGTTTATCAATATGAGAAAAGAATCTGGTGGTGATATTAATAGAAAATGTTTGAACTTACATAACGGAGTCAATATTACCAATGAGTTTTTACAAGCTGTTGAGAACGATGACGAGTGGCGATTGATTGACCCTAAATCTAACAAAGCTATTAAGACTATCAATGCTCGTGACCTATGGTGGCAACTCTTAAATGCTCGAGCAGAAACTGGTGAGCCTTACATTGTCAACATAGATACTTGTAACGAAGCTTTACCGGAGAAACAAAAAGAACTTGGTTTAGAAATCAAACAAAGTAACTTATGTTCTGAGATTACTTTACCAACCAATGAAGAAAGAACAGCTGTCTGTTGTTTATCTTCAGTAAATCTTGAACACTTTGATGAGTGGTCTCAAGATGAAAACTTTATTAATGATTTAGTTACTATGCTAGACAATGTCTTACAGCACTTTATAGATAATGCTGTTGATACTAAAAATTTAGGAGAATATCATGCTAATTTTAAAAGATTTAAAAAACACATTGAACAAGGTAAAGAAGGCTTCACAAGAGCAGCTTACTCTGCTTATCGAGAAAGGTCGATTGGTTTGGGAGCAATGGGCTTCCATGCTTATCTCCAATCTAAACAGATTCCTTTTGAAAGTATCTTCGCTTCTGGATTCAACTACAATGCATTTAACCACATTAAAACAAAAGCTGTGGAGGCTTCTCAAGGACTTGCTGAGTCACGGGGAGAGGCTCCTGATATCTCTGGTAGTGGGCTTAGGAATGCTCATCTTCTTGCTGTTGCTCCTAATGCCTCTTCTAGTATTATTTGTGCTGGGACATCTCCTTCGATTGAGCCTTTCAGGGCTAATGCTTATACACACAAAACTCTCTCAGGTAGCTACCAAGTTAGGAATAGATACTTAGAAAAGCTTATCAACAAGAAAGGTTTATCTACTGATGAGAAGAAAGAACTATGGAAGGACATTGCAGGTAATGATGGCTCTATTCAACACTTAGATATTTTTACAGCAGACGAGAAAGAAATATTTAAAACAGCTAATGAGATAAATCAAATCTGGATTGTTGAACATGCTTATAAGAGACAAGAGTTTATCTGTCAATCACAATCAGTAAACTTATTCTTTACTTTACCAAAGGCTACTGAGCCTCAAGAAGTCCATGATGAATACATGCAGTATGTCAATGATGTTCATTGGTATGGTGCAAACAAACTAAAATCTTTATATTATTTTAGGTCAAATGCTGCAAGAAATGCAGAGAATGTTAATATAAAAGTACCTCGTATCAAACTTGATGAAGGTTGTATAGCTTGTGAGGGATAGAAGTTGACAAAGTTTGAAAGTAAAAAACCAAAAGAAGGTAAGAAGTATCAAGTTTATTTTTCTGGCTATGAACATCCGTATGTCAAGTCAGGCTATAAAGTAGTAAGAGTAGTCGAGAAAAGAAAGTTTGCCTACTTAAGTTTTTTTAATAAGAATATAAAAGTCCCTATGACTCTCTGGGAAGAGATGAGAAAGGGAGCAAAGGAGATAGAAGAAGATGTTTAGAAACAGAGTACTAAAAGCCTCAAAGCAATACTTTGAAGGTGCAATAGCAAAGCATGTCGCTAATGTAGAAGTTATGTTAGACAATACTGTAGGTGTTGGCGAGCATTCAGATATTATAGAGACTATAGAAAAGGAACTAGAAATGATTTCTAATTACAATGATAAGTTAGAAATGTTAAACAAATATTTTAAGGAGGCATAATGAGTTTACTAGGGACAAGAGAATATTATAAACCGTTTGATGATGCATGGATGTTTGACTACTATGTCTTACAAAACCAGATGCATTGGATGCCAGAATCTGTACCACTACATACAGATGTTAAAGACTGGCAAGACTTATCAGAAGTTGAAAAGAATCTACTAACACAAATCTTTAGACTGTTTACGCAGTCAGACGTTGATGTCGCTTCTGGTTACATTGACAGATACATGAGAATTTTTAGAAAGCCTGAAGCAAGAATGATGATGGCTTCGTTTGCTAATATGGAGTCAATCCATCAACATGCTTATAGTCTACTGTTAGATACTGTAGGAATGCCTGACATCGAGTATAAGGCCTTTGCTGAGTATGAGGAGATGTCAGATAAGCATGAGTATATTAGTGACCTTAAAACACTAAGAAAAGACAAAAGAAGTATAGCTAAAACATTAGCAGTTTACTCAGCCTTTACTGAAGGACTACAACTGTTCTCAAGCTTTGCTATCTTGTTGAACTTCCCAAGGTTCGGTAAGATGAAAGGTATGGGACAGATAGTTACTTACAGTATTAGAGATGAGTCAATGCATGTTGAAGCGATGACTAAACTATTCAGACAGTTTATCCAAGAGAATGTGGATATCTGGACTGATGAGTTCAAGAAAGAAATCTACGATATCTGTAGAGAAATGGTGACACTAGAAGATAAGTTCCTAGATTTAGTATTTGAGATGGGAGATATCCAAGGTTTAACTAAAGAAGATATGTATAAGTATAACAGATACATAGCAGATAGAAGATTATTACAACTTGGACTAAAAACAAATTACGACCAAAGAGATAATCCTCTACCATGGCTTGATGAAGTGATGGGAGTTGAACATCAAAACTTCTTTGAAGGGCGAGCAACTTCATACATGAAAGCAGGTCTAAGAGGAAGACAAGATAAAGTTACATTTAGTAACTTGGAGAATATAAATGAGTCAGAAGGAAGCGAATCTAATTAGCTTCAAAGTTTTATTGACTAGAGACAACAAAGTAGTGACTGAATTAAGTATGTTACCAGAAGAAGAAGTGAGAAAAGTCTTTCCACCTAATGAAAGAGAAGTCATTTGTTCATTAATTAGAAATGGTAAAACCAAACTTGAACCACTACATAAGTATCTAGAAAAAGAAGTTAATGCTTTGAAATATTAACCGTATAGATATTGACGGGTTTTTCTTTACCCTTTACCAAAATACTTTCTAAAGGTATAAGGTCGAAGGAAGAACCCTTCTTTGTCTCTTCGCCTATTACAATATCCTGACCAACCTCTTTGGTTGAACTTTCCAATCGTGCTGCTAAATTAACTGCATCACCGATTGCTGTGTAATCAAACCGAGATGAAGACCCCATATTTCCTACAACAACTTTGCCTGAATTTATTCCGATACCAACAGCAATACCTAACTCTGCTGCTTTTATCTCGTGTGCTATTTGAATCGCTGTTGCGATAGCTTTGTCTTCTTGTTCCTCAACATCCATTGGAGCATTGAAGATAGCCATCATCGCATCCCCAATATATTTATCCACCATACCATCGTTAGCCTTGACTGCATTTTCCTGAATCGTCAAAGCTTGGTTCATAATCTTAGCAACCTCTTCAGGTTCTAATCGTTCTGACAAACTAGTAAAACCTCTGACATCAGTAAA